AGTACGTAATGAAGAAGCTCAACGCTTAGGCGGTGGCCGCGATATTGGAACTTTTAAGATGTTGAGCCTCGTTCATAACTTGCTAATTGGTAATGATTTATCAAGTGTCAAAGTGAAAGGTTTAGCGCCATTAGAGCTAGGCCATACCAGAACAATTTTTAATACAACAACACGCAGACAGTCTGTCAGCGTGCTTTCTCAAGAATTCAATACCCAATACACCATCACGGCTTCTGACAGAGACCGTGAAGAAGCTGAGACTGTTGACGATCTGCTGGGTGTTCAAGTCGATTATTACTTTCAACCGAACGACGGCATTGTTGATGCCTCGGATCGTGTTGAGTTTCAGGAAAATTAAGCTATGTCTATTTCTGCAAATATTAAAGTTCCAGACGTATACACCAGCGTCAATATCAATACTCAGCGGACGGGTTTACCCCTTAACGATCAGCGAGTTTTATTTGTGACGCTGGATGTTTTGTCAGAGCAATTTACGCCAGTCGACGTTTATGACAAAGCTGATGCTGATACCAAGTTTGGTGCTAACTCACAAGCTGGGCGAATGATTACAGCTGCTGTCAAAACTAATCGTACTGTTAGTGTGCAAGCTGTAGCGCTTGCAGTTGAAGGTGTTCAAACACAAGCAGCTCTTCAAACTGAAAGCGGTTCTGCACTTCAGACTGAAGGTGGCGCTTTGATTGAACCGGAGTAAAGTATGGCTCAACAAATCGTGATTGAGGTGCCAGGCACTAAGATCAGTGAACTGGAAAGAACGTCAAGCGTTTCGCGTACTGATGTAACTCCAGTAGTCCAAAACGATGAAACAAAACAAGCCGAAATTGGACAAATTGCTGATTTTGTTAAGTCTGAACTTGGTTCTGCTGCATTAAAAAATGAGTCTGATTTTGCTACACCTGCTTCAGTTGCATCTGCAAGTCAAGCTAGCCAAGCACGTGATGACGCTCAAAATGAGCGAATTGACAATGTTGAATTTGGGCTTTTTTCTATAGCAAATGGTGCTGACAAATCATTCGCAACCTATGCAGAAATGATCGGTTATGTGCCTACTGAAGCTAATGTTTCAGTACGAAATAATGACCCTAATCCAGATTTACGTGGTACTTATATCTGGGATGGTTCTAATTATACACGTAGTTATGATGCTTTAGATTTATCTAAAGAATACATAAACTTAAAAACATCACCGTTATTTTCATCATTAATAGCTTCATTGAATACGCTAGATAAGACGATTACATCGGACGCAAATCTGACATTAAGAGAAGTATCAAAAATGCTCATTAAAAGTGTCAAAAATACAAGTGAAACGAATAAGTTAACTGTTTCTATTGATAACAACTCTGAAAACTCAGCTTCTATTGTTCTTTTACCGAATGAGTCTGTATCGAATAATGTGCAGACTGATCTATGGTCAAAATTGAGCATGAATAGTGCTGACTTTACTAAAGTTGTTGTTGCGGGAACAAATGGCTGGCGTATTCAGTATCAGTATTATGCGTATGCATTTGACAAAGCAGTTGATAAGTATAATGTTTTTGATAAAAACGCTATCTTTGAAAGTCGCACTCAAAACAATCTTGAAACCGCAAGCAATATTGCTATCTCAAGTCATGGCGGTGGATATCTGCAATTTTACGTGCCGACATCTGTGTTAACAGCCGCTGGTTTGCCGAACAATGCTGAGGCAGCGGATGGTTATCTAATTCCGCGAATCGCTCAATCAGACATTTTTGCGATCCAAAGAAACTCAACTTTAACAAAAAATATTGATGAGATTCTTTTGAATAAAGGCTCTTTAGTTGTTGATTTTACGGGTAATCATACATCTACTTTAGAAACTTATGTGCTTGAAAAGCCAAAGGTGCTTGATGTGACAAATCTAGACTTTAAGCAGTACATTGCAGATGTGAAAAATAGCACTGGCGTTGCTTTAACTAACCAGCCGATTGAATTAAAAGTAAATTTTAATTACGGTGAAGTTGCAAGCAACGAGCACTTAATTGTTTTAGATGAATCCGGCAATGAGTATGAATGTCAATTTGGTGATGAATATCACGTGAATCACCGTTTTGATAAGTCCACGGGTTTTTATGCAGATGGATCATTAAGATCAGGCACAATTGTAATTTATGACTCATTAGCAATTAATGAGAAGAAAAGCTATGTTGTGCGTGCTTATCAGCAAGTTGTTCGTGATTCAATTAAACCGGAACTTGTATTTGATTCTGTAAATAATCGGTACTCAATTAATTTTGATGGCTTCACATACTATTTCACTAAAGATAATAGTTATTATCTAAAATCGATTGTAAATGGCTCTACTACACACAACATCAAATACAGCACAAGAATCCGTGCTTTTAATTTGTCATCATACGTTTTTTCAGGTGATTCAAGCATTAAGCTTGTAAGCAGCGGAGATAATTTTGTTGAAGTTGAAACGGTTGTCTACAATCAAGCTGTTTCAACGTTAGCTGCAAATCAGCTTAAAGCGCGGACTAGAACAAAAATATTCAAAGCCGGAAAAGTAAAGATTGAGACTGCAATTATCTGTCAAAATCTGATAGATGGTACGGCAATTTGCGGTTTAATGGGCGAGATTTATAACTCAGACGTGACTTCAAACGCAGGTTCTACAAATCCTGTGACCGCATCATTGTCTGACTTCTATCGTACTCTCACGTATAGCAAAAACGGCACAGTAAATATTCTGCCATTGTATTATCACGGTGATAACAACCGCGGTGACACTGTAGCATACGGCCCGATTCGTGACATGTATTTAGGCCAAGTACTCACAACATCTTATTATCAGTGTCGAATTGGTTTCACTCAAGAACCAACTAGCGAATCGGCTACTACGTGGGATTATGAAAAAAATTGGGCGTTTGTTCATGGCTTTCTGATTGATCTTAAGTCAAATCTTACAGATCCGAAAACGATATGTGATCGTGCGTATAATCAGCCGACTGGTTTCTTGGGTACTGGACAGCGTATTGCTGTGACACGTAGAAATCTACTTAATCGTATGGCTGAATATGTGTCTGGCGCTGATGAGTGGTGGGAAGACTTCTATGCACCAGCCTCAAATGACACGCTTAAAATGTATGCTGCAAAAATTGTTTCAGCACTAGCATTTAACAGCGGTTCTATTGATGAAATTTACACACAGTTTATTGCTTCAACAAATGCGCGATTCGGTTCTAATCTAGGGACTGCGTGGAAGAATGGAACCTTTTCATTATCATTTGGGACTCGTAATACGATTCCAGCTTTGCAGTGGCTTTATTTTTACTATCTTAAAAATGGAGACACTGCAAGAGTCGATGCTTTAAAAGCTTTGATACAGCCTTTAGCAGCAGAATTTGTAATCTATTACAACTCAAAGGGGGGTATCGGAAATGTCGGCTCGGGTTCTGATGTGGGGGCAGGCAATATTATTTTGGCAGGCTATCGTGTTTTAGCTTTGGCATACAAGATGGGGCTTGATACAGATAATAGTATTAAGACTGTTATTGATAATTTGCTCACAAATGTTCATTCAAACTATCAGGTTTGTAAGAACTATGTGAATGATGCTAAGTCAGCTCGATACACACAGACAATCTGGCTGCATTATCATGCGTTTGCAATATACAGCTATGTCATCGGTAACAAGTTGATGAACTATGAAAACTCGATTGATGTTCAGTCGTGGTTGCTAGCAAACATCAATGGAAATGGTATGCCGAAAGACATGCAAGCAAATCAGGCCGAGTCTAGGCGTGGTGGACGTAATACTCTTGCATTTATGTCTGCACCGTTCTTATTTACTAAATCGAATTCAGGCATTAATGCTGTTAGCGCGATGTTTAAGCAGCTTGATCTTGAAGAAAAGGGCGAAGTCAGTAATGTCCCGATTTTCGGATTTAAACGATTCACACAAGAGTCTGTAGATTCTGACACAGTGATGACTGCTGAAGCTTTTGCTGACATCTGGCTTAACTTTTATTTCGAGCAAGCTACATATTAATTAAGGATCAACATCATGACTCTTCAAAACACCCTCGATACCATTGCGCCACTCGGCCACACCATTATTGCCGTATCAGCTCCTCCAGCTGCTGGAACTGATACAGCTGCATGGATTGATCACTTAACATCTGTAAGTGATGCTATCAACCAAAAGCCAGCAATTTTGGTGGTTCCATTCACAGACATTGTTGCTGCTGAAACGTTTGCAGACCAAGCTCCTGTGAAGACTTGCTACCGTGTTGTTGTTGTTTGCTATCACGGTGCAACAGGTCAAGAACCTGAACTTGCAGCAGCTATGGCAGCAGCTTTGGCAGACTCAAACGATCCAGCTTTACCATTCAACGGTGTAAATCTTGAAGGTGTAACGCCTGTTTCTGATGAGTACAAGCTGAAGTTTGAACGTATCAATGCTGCTTTAAACAAAGGCGTTTGCATGATCGAAACTGGCGCTGACGGCAAGCCTGAAATTGTTCGCGCAATTTCTACATTCCGTATTAATCCAGATTCAGGTGATGCAGATGACATCATGCTGGATATTAATGGCGCGTTGGTTATTGATTACACACGTAAAGTTATTCGCACGGCTTTGCGTAAAGAACGTCGCCGCAAAAATACAGCAGCTGCTCGACGTAATGTTCGCTCGGTTATGTTGGCTGAACTTCTGAAACTTGATCGTGCTGAAATCCTTGAAAATGTTGAAGCGACGAAAGATCAATTAACTGTTATTCAGAACGAAAACAACAAAACTTGGGCTATTGGCAAAATCCCTGCTCATTGGGTGCGTGGCATGCATGTGGTAGATGCACAACTCGATGTCTATTAATCAACTCCCTTTTAAAAGGTCGCAATTGCGGCCTTTTTTATTGGGCGGAAGTATTTCCGCCTGATCTTAATTGAATAGTTATTTGACAATGGGCCATCGTTAAAAAGAGAGACACACAATGTCTGAAGAAGCAGTTGGCTCAATTGTAATGAGCTTTAATGGGCTTGATTATGACGTTTCACGGCTTGGTACAAATGTTGTGACTGGGAACCGCCCAATCCCTACGATGAACCGCGAACAACGCGTGAAATATAAAGCGAAAGGTATTACGACTTATGAACTTACTGCAACTGTAATCATTCCAGATGGAAAAGACACAGTGCAATGGCTAAATGTTGAGGATGCCCGAATTTCAATCGAGTCACCTTCAGGGAATTACCGAGAGACTTTTATTGACTGTAATGTCACTTCTAGAAGCTCCACTTATGACTTGAATGGCGAAACAGTTCGTGAGCTTCAGTTGTTCTGTTTAGATTATATTGACGAAACATTGTAGGTAAAAAATGGAAAAAATATTTATTGAAGATGATCTGCCTGTTGCGATTAACTTAGAACGCAATAAGAAAAAAATTAAGTGCACCAAGTTTATTATTTCCGATTTGACAGCACTTGAATATGTGGAAGCTCAGTCGAAAATCACTGGACTGCAATATGTATCTATTTCTGATGTAGTTGCGATGGTTAAGTTAATTGATTCAAATGGCAATCAATATGAACCTACATATGATGAAATCGCACAAACATCACAATTTAATTTAACCCATTTCTTCGATAAAAAGGCTGAACTTGAGGCAAAGGTGAAAGCCGCGAATTAATTGGACGTGTCCTTTTAATTAAAGCTTTGATGGCTATTGGTATTCCTTATGTAGAGGCAATTAATTTGCCTCTACATATTGCATTAGCTTTTCTTGGCAATATGCGGCCTTCATCCCCTCAAGTATTTAATAAGGAGCCAGAAGTACCCCCTCAAACCTCAGCAAAAACGCATGCAAAAACTTATGTCTCAACAGTGCGTAAACATTCTAAGAAGTCACAGGATTAAGTTATGAGCGGAAGCAATTCAACTGTCTCACTTACATTGCAGATTAAAGGCCAGCAAGCTTTTCAGGAAATGAATCGCTTCAATAATCAGCAAATCCGTGCAAATACTACAATCAATACACAGTGGACCCAGATAAGTTCTGCTCAAGCTAGATTTGTGAATGGTGTAAAAGCTGGTACACAAGCAACAATGAATACGGCTCGTGTAGGTGATCAGTTATTGCGTACCAACCGTATGCTTGAGGGGGTTTTAAGACAGCAATCTATTCAGACCAGAATTCAAAGCCAGCTTTATAAGCAACAAGTCGGCTCAATGCAGCAAGTGGCAAACTGGGCAAGACAGGTTGAACAATCTAGCAAGCGTACACACCAATCAACGCAACAAACAATGTCGTTGTGGCAGAAAGGTACTGCCGTTGCTGGTGGTGCAATGGCTGGCGGCATGTACTTTTCTAATGCTTTACAGAAGCCACGTGATTATGACCAACAACTAACCTACATCGCAGCAACTGCTACAGGTGGTCAAGGTATGACACCAGAGGCACGTCTGGCGGCACGTGGTCAGTTAAATGAATATATTAAGGCGGCAGTTCGCGGTGGCGGTGGAACGCGTGAGGATGCTGCTGAAGCTGCAAATGCATTAATCGCTTCAGGTAAATACGAACTTAACAATTTAGCTCCAGCATTGAATACTGCAGTTAAAACGGCCTTTGCAACAGGCGCTTCTGCAACTGATGCAGCCTCCTTAACTACGCGAATGCAGGAGTTTGGCCTTACTGATTTGCAACGTGGTCATGATATTGCGGTTCGTGGTGGGCAGCTAGGTAGTTTTGAGTATAAAGACCAAGCAAAATGGCTTGCTCAACAGATGGGCTTGGCAAGAGCAGCTGGGTATAGTGGCGAAAAAGGCTTTGTCGAACTGGTTGCAATGAACCAAATTGCAATGAAAACAGCGGCTACACCTGATGCTGCTGGCAATAATATGGTTGGCCTTTTACAAAAACTATCAAGTGCAGAATTCAGTAAAGCTATTGCTGATGCAGTCAAAACAAAAACAGGTGACCCGACAAAATCAGATGGAAAGAAAAAACCATCTCAGGTATTTGATTGGAGTACTTATTCTATTCAGCAGCGTGAGCAAGGCGTCTATGGTGTTGAAGCATTTGTTAAATTATTAGAACGACAACTTGCTGGGAATGCTCAATATACAAAGCTTAAAAAGCAAGCCATGTCTTCTAACTCAGAGACACGTACTGCTGCATTACAGGACATGAGCAATATTGCCATGGGTTCGGAAATCGGTAATATTATTGCCGATCAACAGGCCCTCATGGCTGCTTTAAGTATTGTCTATAACAAAGACACTTTAAATGATTTAAGAAAGCAATTACCTAATGCCGCGGGTACAGTTGCTGCTGATTATTCAATGGTTAGCCAGACAGAATGGGCAAAAGATCAAGCATTAAATCAGGAAAAACTTTTTGCACAGTCTAAAGCATATGATGCTGTGTCTGGATCATTGGGCGATTTCAAAGAAACATTAATTAAAACTGCTTCAGAAAACGAAAATTTGGCTGGTGTTACCTATGGTGCTGCTGTAGCAGTTGGTGGTCTTGCTTTAGCAGCTGGTGCAGCAGCTTTGACTCTCCGAGGTATGGGTGGTGGTAAAGTTCCAGATCTGCCTACAGGGACTAGAGGTGGTTTAGCTTCCAAAGCTACAAACGCAGCAAAAACAGCAGGTCTTGTTGGTGCTGCTTACACTGGCTTTGAGTTATTTAAACCTATTGATGATGCTGGATATAAGACTGTCAGCGACCTGCTTGCAAAGATCGGTATTGGCTCAGGTGGTGATCGTCCAGACTTTGTGCAGCAAGCCATTGAGCAAAGTAAAGCCCAACAAGCTTCAGCTGAAGAAAAAAGCAGTCAATTAATTGCCGAGCAACAAAAGCAAAATCAATTGAGTCAAGAAATGATTAATAGGATTAACGCATTAATCAATGTCACTGGTCAAAATAAGCCTATGGTATTTAATGGCGGTGGTTCACTTCTTGATGCCATTTCCCACAATGCAGCAACTCAAGAAGCAAGACATGGTGCTCCGCCATTCTATCTTCAGAAAAAATAAGCGGAAGCGTTTCCGCCTTATATCAAGGCCAGACATTTCACAGAATAGCCTCACAATAGTGAGGTTTTTTTATGGGCTGGGATACTGATCTTCAAGACGCAAGCTTTCGTGGTGTTCATTTTGAATGCACGTCTGTAGACGATGGTATGTCTAAAACGCTTGCAATCAAACAAGCTCCATATTCAAACAAAGCATCAATTGAAGATATGGGTAACGAACCACTTCGATATTCAATTAATGCTATTTATTCTGGATCTGACTATAAGCAATCGATGGATGCGTTAATTGCCGCACTCAGCGCGACTGGGGCTGGCGAATTAATTCATCCTATTCACGGCATTATGAATGTTCATGTGAACTCGTACCGTATTCAGCATGATGCCAATAATGTCGATTTCTGTTCTATTGCCATTGAATTTGTTGAGGCTGAAACTAAAGAAAAACCTTTATTTATTCCTGTTTCTACCCCTACAACTATTGCTCCAAGCAAGATTGTTGATACACCGACCAGCGCACTAGAAAAGGCTCTAGATAATCTTAAACTCTCTGATAACAACAAACTGTTTGAAACAGTCAATCGCATCCGCAATGGCCTAGAAACTGCCCGTAAATACATGGGTATTGTCAAAGAAGGCGTAGAGGATATTTTGTCACCCAAAGATTGGGCCGTGGGATTAGTTGATGACATTACCAAACTAGTCACTTTTGACACCAATATTTCTGCTATCTCTCAGTGGCGCGATGTCATTACCCGTGTGAACCGTTTTGAAAAACTTTTTCAGAATGATGAGTCTCCAGAGTTACAACAGACATGGCGTGCAACCTATATCGCCAGCAATATTGCTGTTGCTCAACAAGTTGTAAGCACTACACGTAAAGAAATGGCTGAAAACACCACAATAAGCTTCAATCCGATGGAGCTTGCAGTGGTCCGTCAAAGTGTCCGTAAAGCATTACAACGGGCTATTAATGAAGAGCGTGAAGGTTCTTCATTTGAAAATATTGCTCAGATTCAGGTTTATAAAGAAGCCGCTGACCAAATACACCTTCAGATTCAGGAGTTAATAGAAACACGACCACCGATTACGAAAGTACGTGTACCAGTACCATGCACATTGCATTGGCTTGCTCACTATTTGTATCAAGACATGAGCCGTGCAGATGAAATCTTGCGTCTAAATCAGGATTTGATTAATCCAGCTGTCCTTCAGGTAGGTATGGAGGTCACAGTTTATGCAAGATAACCAAGGCAATGAAATCAAGCTGGTCATTGGTGGATACGAGATTGCAGGCTGGAATAATGCTGTTGTAGACAATCAGATCGATACTCCAGCTGAGAACTGGAGCCTGAATCTTTTTCATAAAAACGGTCAGCCATTACCTGAAGGTATTTCAGGTGGTAGTCCTGTTCAGCTTTATTTTGCGAATCAATTAATTCTTACATCAATTGCAGACCGAGTGCAGGAAGGAATTAACCGTGACGGTTACGGCCTTGAGATATCTGGCCGTGATCTTGTAGGCCAATTAATTGATTGCTCTGTGCCTATCTTTAATGGCCGTCAAATTACTCTTGAAGAGCTTATTGGCCGCTTTATTTTAAATGGTGACCTTGGTTCACTCTTCCACGACATTTCTATTCAAAATAATTCTTGGCTGAAGAACAAAGTATCAATAGAGCCTTCCGAGTCATTGTGGGATGCACTTATTAAAGCTGCACAGGTCACAGGTCAACATGTGTGGTTAGAGCCAGACGGCAAGCTAGTAGTTGGTGATCCATTCGCAAATCCGTATTACGTTAAAACTCCATTAAAGTTAATTAAACCTTTAAACAACGATAACAACGTTTTAAGTCTGCAATACACAAATGACGTTTCAAATGTTTTTAGTGAAATCAAAGTGCTTAGTCAGGATGGTAACGGTCAACACATTCTTTCTGAAACTACAGCAAAAACCCAATACAGCTTTAATCGCCTGAAAATAGTTACTTTGAGTGATGCTGAAACACAAGCTGAAGCTGATGCAGCGCTTGAGAAAATTAAAAAAGATAATGATTTTGAAGCAAATACATTGATTGCTGTTGTTCCAGACTGGCAGATCGATGGAAAGCTTTGGTCTACTGGCTGGTATGTAAACCTTGAAACCAATGCTTTAAGCCGAGCTACCGCGAAATGGGCTGTGGTGGGCTGTACTTTTAATTTATCGCGTCAAGAAGGCAAAACCACCAAGCTGCTGCTAAAGCGCCAAGGCGACTGGGCAAATCCTTTAATTTTAAAGGAGAAAAACAAATGATTCAGATGGTGCAGCGCCAAATTAACAAGGCTTTAGGCCAAATCAGACAGTCATTCCAAGGTATTGTGGCGCGTGGTGGTTCAAAAGTACTTCAGTTAACAGGTTTACCTGACGAAACCCTTCAGGAAATCGAATTATTTCAGCAAGTAGGTTTTAGCTCTTACATACCTGAAGGCTCACGTGTTGTGGTGCTTCCGCTTCAGGGAAAAACTTCACGCTCAATTGTCATTGCAACTACAGGTGGCACTGTAGTTATCAATGTTTCTGAAGGTGAAACCTGCATTTACGATCAATTTGGTCATTCAATCTGGCTCAAAAAAGATGGCATCAAAATGAAAGGAAATGTCGACGTAGATGGCTATATCAAAGCCACAGAAAACATTTCAGATAAAACAGGATCAATGCAAGAAATGCGTGAGGTTTATAACGACCATAAACATGGCAACAGCCCACTACCAACAGAACCTATGGAGTAGTTATGGGAACTATTAATTTAGAAACGAAAGATTATGTACTACTCAGCCTTGATCAGGCTTTTAAAGATGATGTGGTGCAGGCTGTTTGTCAGCGTTTAAACATACATCGTCGCAAGTACTGGAAGGATCCGAATCTTGGGAGCCGTTCTTACACACTTCGTCGTTCTAAAGATGTGCCACGTATTGTGCAATTAGAACAACAATACGCTGAAGAAGCATTATCTGACTTAGTGCCAGATCGACTCGCTTCAGTTGTAGTAAGTGCTACTCAAACAATGCAGAGCCAAGTTGATTTGCTTATCGAAGTAACCAAGCTCACTGGCGAAAAGCAGACAATTCCATATTTTGTGGCTGTAGGTGGTTGATATGGCATTTTCGACAAAAAGTTTTTCTCAAATTCGTCAGGATATTGTTCAGGAAATTAGAAATAAGACTGGTTTAACAATTAATGATGACTCAGATGCTGCAATTCGCGCCGATGGTACAGCTTCAGTAGTTGAAGGTTTGTATCATCATCAAATCTATATTCAAAAACAGATGTTTGTTGCAACAGCTGATGAGCCTTTCCTTTATTTACATGCTGTGCGGTTGGACTGTCCACGTAATGGTGGCTCTAAAGCAGCAGGACGTGTCAAAGCGATTTCAAATACATCTGTAACTGTTCCAGCAGGTACAAAAATTACAGATGGCAAAGGTCGCTACTGGCTCACATTGTACAAAGAGCAACTGAGTGCAAATAAATCTAGAGAAATTCAAGTCATTGCTGAACAGGCTGGCGTGAGTTGGAATTTTGATGGTCAACAATTGTTATGGGTTAGCCCTTTAGCTGGTGTTGCATCACAGGTCGATGTAATTGAAATGTCTGGTGGCGTGGACGTTGAGGACGTTGAAGCTTGGCGTCAACGTATGCAAGCGAAAGAAGCCCTTGGCTTAATCCGTGACCGTGAAGCTGATCTAGAGCGAATTGTTAAAGATGTATCAGGTGTTGCAGATGTTTTTATTTTTCCGAAACGTCGGGGGCTTGGTTCATTAGATGTTGCGGTAACAGCAGCTGGTAATCCACCTAACTCACCAAGTACTGCTTTATTGGCTGCTGTTCAGGCTGCTTTAGATGATTATTCAGGATTCTGGGCAGATGTTAGAGCTTATGCACCAACTAAAGAATATATAAACCTTACTGTTCTAGTAACAGGTTCTGTTGGTTTAGATGTTGTTGAGCAAGTTGTACGTGAATATGTCGGGCAATTAAAGCCAGCAGAAACTTTCGTGATCACAACTTTAATCAGTCGTATTAAAGAACTGGTTGGCGTGGTTGATGTACAAATTACGCCTAATACGAATCAAACACCTACAAGTACCAACCTAATTACTGGTTGGCTTCGTATTGGTAATTTGACGGTGAATTACGCATGACATTTGAACAAACCGTAGAACTATATGCTTCAGTACTTCGTCAATTACTTCCTGTTGGTGGTTATGACAATGCACAAGACACTGTTATTGCAATTGATATCAACGCTCATGCAAAGGTATTGGCTCAAGCTGACATGGATGCAAAGCGATTGCTTTCATTTATAGAAGGCATTCCAGTTGAATTATTAGATGAATATGAACAGTCTTTAGGTTTGCCACTCAAATGCACAGTAAATGGATCAAAAACCATTGAAGAAAGATTACAGATTATTCAATGGGTTCAAAAGACTAAAAACGTGCTTAATCGGACTTATTTAGAAAAACTACTGGAGCTTTTCGGCGTTGAGTTGATTGATTTATTACGTTACACACCGATTCAATGCACCGCACCATGTACGGCTCCAGTCAACACAGAAAGCCTACGGTTTAAAGTCAAACTCACCTTAAAAGCGCCAGTTAAAGCCGATATAGGCTGCATTATTAAAAATTATTTACCTGCTTATTTGCGGTATGACATTGTTGAGGAACAAGTATGAAACGAATTGATAGTGTAAACGCACGTCCAGACGTAAATGGAGCTGGCAAAGTGGGCTTTCATGATAATTCTGATTTGAGTGGCCAAGATGCAACTTATCTCACTCCAGATTTTCTCAATACAATACAAGAAGAACTGGCAAACCTACTTGAGCTTAGAGGAATTGCTTTAGATCCAGAGAAACGTCGTCAATTATTTGATGCATTGGCAGGTAAAGATGATTTAGATGCTGCGGTGGACATCGTTCAATCAATAATTGATAACGAACGTAATGCGCGTATTAAGGCCGACCAAGACCATTTGGATGCGTTAAATCCACATCCGCAATATGTAATGAGAAAGGATTTTCGACTTCTATATAGGACTCTAACACCTGAGACCACAATAAACCCGAAGATTTATACAGATGATCCCCAAAACTGGCAGGTTAAGCATACAGTTGAAAATATCAGCGCTCATATCATGCCGAATGGAGTTATTAAACAGACTCTAAAGGTTAGAACGGTTTACGCAGACTATAATGCTCAGGTGTATCTACCAATTGGCATGTCTGATATCCTTAGTATTTCTGCTCAATATCAAGGACAGAAAGAAAATCCAAATGGTGAAGATGACACAACTATTCGCCTATTAGATACTTATAATGAAATAGTCCCATTAGAAGACGGCTTACAGGAATGTAGAACAGTCATCAACTTCCGTTTTGACTATGTAAGTCCAAATACACCGGGTCAACGCGAACGTTTTGCTTATTTAGAAGTTACTGGTTTTGGTGCTTCAAATACTGATCTTGAGAACTTAAACAGCTATCCTTATCCGTATTACAACAACCAGAATGATTTAGACGGTCAAGTTGTTTATATCGATCAGAATCTTACTAACGTAAGCTTACTTGAACTATTCATTCAGACTTACGGCGCGCCTACAGCGGCTACACGAGCTATTTTCGTTGTTTCAGCGAACGTCACTATTATAGCTGTCACTTCAGGAAGTTGGTTGGCTGGCTCTAGTCGTCAAATCATTAACTATGGTCATATATATGGTACTGGCGGTTCTGGTGGTTACTATGATGCTGATGTAGCTATGGTGGGTGATGGTGGTACAGCTATCATTGCACAGAATGACAGTAGTTTTATTGATGTACGTAACTATGGTTTGATTGCAGGCGGTGGCGGTGGCGGCGCAGCTGGTAAATCGCAATATTCAATTGGTGATCAAGAATACTATGCTGTTGGTGCAGGCGGTGGCGGTATTCCGCTGGGTACTGGTGGCAGTAACATCCGTCAAACTGCACCTGAAGGAAAGACTCTTGTAAACCTTGCTGGTACAACAGCAACATTATCTATTGTTGGCAATGGTGCAGATGGAACAGGTTTAGTAGCTGGTGATGGCGGCAACGTTGGTGAGAATGGTAAAGCTAGTGAATCAGACCTTGAAAACGGTATTGTTGGTTTAGCTGGGTTTATTTATCAAGGCAACGTTACTATCACAAATATTGGTGGTGGACTAGTGAAAGGCAGAACACCTTCTAATTGAAATAATTTTGCATAATGTGCAACGAGATGATGAGGCAATTATCTCAAAAAAAAGCCGAAATTATCTCGTCGCGCATCATATTTTGTCTGAAATTCTTAACTTTTTATACAACAGGATTTTGTAATAATGAATAGATCTCTAATGATGTCACTTGCATTGATATCTACAACAGGCTTTGCTCATGAACCTTATGTAGCTCCTGTAGCTTATAAAACTGAACAGACTCAAGTACCCGTAATTGCTGGTTATGCGGAAGAAGCATTAAATAGTGAATATGCTTTAAAGGATGCTAAGCTTACTGTAATTACACCTAAAAATGAGCTTAAAACCGTCAATTCAGAAGCCCTGAATAAGTCTGCTACTGTTTTTGATGTAGATCTACCTGAAGAAGGCACATACATTGTTCAAACTCAGGCAAATTATCCTTTGAAATATGTATATGACCAAAAAGCATGGCATTTATTTTTTGATATGCCAGCTGATAAAGCTCCGCCGAAAGCAGAACGTGAATATTTGATTCCGACTGACCTTAAAACAAAAACAATTAAAACAGAACAAGTAACACGTGAGTGGATATTGCAGAGTTATCTTTCTAAAGGAAAAGTTTCAGATATTCAGCTTCCGAATATACCGATTAAAGCTAGTTTCTCTGTACATCCAAACCAGATTAAAACTGCTCAACCTGTTAAATTAACCATAACTGAAAAAGGACAACCTTTAGCTTATGCTGAAGTGAATTTAAGAGAAAAGGGTGCAACTGACAAGCAAGCGCAGCAGTTTAAGGCGGGAGGCAACGGTCAAGTCGAACTTACGTTTCCAAAAGCTGGAGAGTACCTAGTAGAAGTAACACCTCCTCTAAATTTGAAATTAAAACCTAAAGATCAGAACTATACGATTATTAGCTTAAATGTTTTATCGCAATAGTTTTTAGTATTTTAAAAAATAGGTCTTTATTAGGCCTATTTTTAGTTTTCATATTCTTACTCATTAAAAAAACTTCATTAAAACGTTTAATTTCACTTTAGTTTCAGAGAAAACAAAAATTCATTGTAAGTAAAAGATAATTAAATAAAATTCATGTTGAGACAAACTAACTAATTTTATGTTAAGCTGAATAAAATTCATTAATAAAGATTTGTCGAAAGTTTTATGGAAAAGCAAACATGAGCTTTACCCATTTATAGATAAATCTACTTTTCAAGCGTGGTCCCATGTTAGAAATTCGTCACCTTAAAACCTTAGTTGCCTTACGTGAACACGGTTCATTGGTTTCGGCAGCAAATGACCTTTGTTTAACGCCATCTGCCATTTCCCATCAATTAAAAGAATTAGATCATTGGTATGGGGTAGAGGTTGTTAATCGTCGAAGCAGACCTGTTAGTTTTTCTAATGTTGGACAGCGCTTATTAAAGTTAGCTGATGATGTTTTGCCACAAATTCAGATTACCCACAGTGATATCACACGTATTGTGCATGGGCAGACCGGCAGAATTATTTTTTCATCGGAATGCCATAGTTGTTTTGACTGGTTAATGCCTTTATTAAATCAGTATCGTCAGCAATACCCAGATGTAGATTTAGACTTCGCTTCAGGTTTTGAAGCCAATCCGCATGAACTCTTACAAAATGCAGAATTTGATTTACTGATTACAGCTGACCCAATTGCGTTAAAAGGAATTGAGTATTTTCCGATTTTTGAATACGAATCACGTTTAGTCTTATCAAATACTCATCCTTTGGTACGAGCTGAAAGTATTACAGTTCAAGAGCTGGCCGAAGAAGTTTTAATTACTTATCCGGTTGATAAGCACCGTTTAGATATCATGTCTAAACTTTTCATTCCTGCGAATATTCAGCCTAAACAAATACGAACAACAGATTTAACTCAAATGCTTATTCAACTTGTTGCAAGTGGACGAGGTATTGCTGCTTTACCTGATTGGGTGGTAAATGAATATGAACAAAAAGGTTGGGTTACAAGCCGCCGTTTAGATTGTGTTTCTCCTACAGGTTTGAGACGAACTTTATATGCGGGTTATCGAACTGAAGAAAAAGAGAAAAGTTATTTTGAAGGATTTTTAAAGCAGTTAGAAAAGTTCTCTTTAAAACGAAATGCCTATTATTCTGGCTAAAAATAAAAATTTAGCCTAAGTGTTAAAAAGGTGCTTAATTGCACCTTTTTATATCGACTTCTTATTTACCAATAAATAAAGAGAGTAAGCCCGCTGCAATCAGAGGGCCAACTGGTACACCACGGAGTAAAGCCACCCCAGCAACTGTACCAATTAGTAAGCCTGCAACCACGTCAGGTTGGCTTGACATTAGTTTTACTCCACGACCACCCAACCAAGCGACTAATAAGCCAATTGCAATAGCCAAAAGTGATTTAAAACTAACAAATGACTTTAAAATACTCTCCCCACTGAGCTTCCCACTGGCAATGGGAGTAAGTACACCAATCGTTAAAATAAGAATTCCTAAATTAAGACCGTGAGCTTGAATATAGGGGAAAAACTCATTTAATGGCGTAATTTTAACGACAATGAGCACACCGGCTGCAATCGTTACAGCTGCATTTTGACTTAATAAGCCGCAAATTAAGAGAACGAGTAGAACAACTAAATTAACATCAAATTGGGCAAGCATGGCGAGCGGAGGGCATTATAAATAAATGGAATTGTATAATATTTAAGAGTTGTAATGTGAAAGCTTTAAAAGATACAGCTCATTTCAGCTCTTCTTAATTAAAAATTGAGTGTATATCTCTCAATGATAAGGAGTTTTAATTTTTAGTTACGCTTGGAAACAATGTTATATAAATTAACAAGTTAAAAATTATCGTATTTAAAAATTATGATATAAAAATAATCATTACTCATGAATACGGGATATTTTTATG